GAGAAAGGGAGGGAGCAGTAGACAACCCTATATTAAAAAAGGACTCGTTAATGATACTTTAAATCCATCTTTATACAATGATTTTATATTACGAGGTGGGATTTTAGCTCCTTTAAGTGCTGCTGAAGATGTTGCTCGATTAACAAAATATTTTACCGATTTACAAAATCCAAATGGTATTTTATTTTCTGCTAAACAAAATATCTTATCACGAACAGGAACAAAAACAGAAGCTTCCCTAAGCCAACCTGGATATGGTGGTGGAGTATTTAATGAAGGTATTTATACTCCTCTTTCTACTATAGGACAAGCATTTGTAGGACTTACAGGTGTACATTTAAATAAACAAGGAATTGACCCAACAGGTCTTATCCCTGGATTAGGTATTGTTACATATCAAGATGCTATTAAACAAAACCAATTTAGTCGTGGACCTAGATTTGATTTTTCTGATAATAGATTAACTAGTCTTGCTGAATATTCAGTTACTGATACTTTTTTTCCTGATATTTCATTTAATGGTGTTAAAAATTATCAACTTTTACCAAATTCATCAACTTTAATTTCATATGGTGGTGGAGCAGGATCAAATGTTGGTTTTGGTAAAACAAGTATAAAATTTGCTACTGATAATGCTGGAAATGTTTTAAAATCCATTTTAAATCCATCATTAAATACTAATGTATCTAATATTGATATTACACAAACATCTAAGTTTGCTACTTGGGACTATAAACAATTTAATACATTATCGGGTTTAAATCTAAATTCAACTACATTAAACGATTTTAGAGAAAACATTTCAACATCTAAAGAAACAGAATCATTTTTAACTTCAACACCAGGATATGCTGATAGTAATAATATTGAATCAAAATTTGGATTAGGTAATCCTGGAAGTAGACTAAGAAATAGATCAGACTATAAAAAAGGAAGTTTACTACCAAATGAAGATATCTCATCACCATTAGATAAAATAAATGCATATCCAATTTATAAATCAGAAAGTTCTTTATCCAAAACAGGTGGATCATTATATGGACCTGAAGGAGACCCAGACCTAGAGGATATGATTCAATTTTCAATAGCTATATTGAATAATGATGATCAAAATGATATCTTAAATGAAGAAGGACAAAAAATTGGAAGAAATTCATTTTCCTTTAAAAAATATATGCATTTCCGATCATTTATTGATTCTTTTTCTGATTCATATGATGCTGATTGGAAATCAATAAATTATATGGGTAGAGGTGAAAAACTTTATAAATATAGTGGATTTGATAGAAAAATATCAATGGCTTTTACAGTTGTTGCTCAATCTAAAAATGAATTAAATGTGATGTATAATAAATTAAACTTTTTAGCATCATCACTAGCACCAGAATACATAGATAGTTTAACATCTGGTTATATGGCCGGGAATATTGCATATATTAATGTTGGGGATTATTTAAGTGACCAACCCGGAATTATAACATCTTTAAATTATGAAATACCTGAAGAGTCTCCATGGGAAATTGAAAGAAATAATTATTCTTTGAGACAACTTCCTCATATGATAAAAGTATCACTTAGTTTTACTCCAATTCATAAATTTAGACCATCTAAACAATCTTGGGCAAATGATTGGAATAAAAAAGGATTAGGAATTTCAACTAGTACAGTAATAGCAACCCCAGGAAATCAAAAATTCATAGATCCTTTAAGTAGATATTCTCCTGATAAAGACATTAATATATCTTTACCAACAAAACCCGCACAAACAATCCCATCAAAAGGATTAGCTCAACAAAATATTATATCAAACCAAATAATATCTGATGAGGTTGCAAATACCTCAATTAAATTAGGAAATACTCTTTGGAATAGATAAAACTAATCTAAATTATTAAAATATATGCCTCGATATTCTAGAATCCCAATAATCACATCCATTGATAATCCAAAAAGAAGGTTTGTAAATGTAAAATATCCTTCAATCTCCCTTGATTCTCAAGATATATATGTGTATACTACACAAGGTGATAGATATGATATAATGGCTTATCAATTTTATAAAGATATGAGTCTATGGTGGATTATAAGTTATGCTAATCCACAACAAGATTCTTCATCTTTATATCCGGCTTTAGGAACCCAATTACGTATTCCTTCACCATTTAGAATATCAAGTATATTAATGCAATATGAATTATTAAATTCTTAATTATAAGTTATGGCTAATGTTATAGGCGAACCAATCCCAGGGTATGTAGCAAATCAGATTGAAGCTAGACAAAAACTTCATGGAAGTGGAGTTTATCTCCCTGAAAATCAAAGAACTGACAATCAAATAAATCTTTTAAATGCTAATACATCTTGGATAAAATTAGGATCAGGAGTTTCTGTAAGTAGTAGTAGATTAGAAGATATAGGTTTTTCTCCTGCCCAACAAGAATTATATGATGGTATGGGATTAGCTAAAAACAACATTTTATTCGGAGGTACTTCAACATTAGGGATAAACGAAGTTAAAACTGATAAGGGTATTAAAAAATATGATGTTTTAGATCAAAGAGATGGTTTTCTTCCAAATAGTCCAAATAGTTCATATACTTATGATTCCAAATTTGGTTATTCTCCAATGGCTGGTATAGAAAGCGTTGATATTAAAACATTAAATAGAGGTTCCCTTAAAAAAGCAACGGTTAAATTAAAAGCAAATGATAGATCACAATTTAACATAATTGATTTATTATATTTACGTTTAGGATATACTGTTTTACTTGAATGGGGAAATACTTTTTTTACACCCGATGGAGTCGATAGAATGATTATCCGTAATACTCTTATGGAGGAAATGTTTTTTAATAAAGTACAAAATGGTTCTTATCTAGATCTTTTAGACCCTATTGAAAAGAAAAGACAATATTATGCAGGAAATTATGATGCTTTATTTGGAAAAGTATCTAACTTTAGTTGGTCTTTTAATGATGATGGTTCATATGATATTGAATTAACAATAATTAGTTTAGGCGATGTAATAGAATCACTTAAAACCAATATTTCAGTTGATTCAAAAACATCAAGATTTCTCCAAGCTGTAGGTTCAACTTCATCCGGAAAAGATTCAAATTCATCACAACCCGAAGAACCAGATTTAATAGAAGATAATAAAGATGCAAATACTATATCTTCTCTTTTATATGTTTGGAAATATCTTAATAAAAAACCATCAACATCAAAACCAATTAAAATTATAACTACAGGAGATAAAAAAGAATATACTGTTGGTAATTTTTTAAAAAAATCTCAAGAAGGAGTAGCTGAAGGTTCTATTAAAGCTACAGAATATGTTGTTCAATTTGTTATTACATATGATCAATTTGTTGGATTAAACACTAGTGGAGGAGGTAATGTTTTAGAAGGTGTTGAATTTAAAGCCGGGGGAAGTTTATAAAAATAATAGTGTATGGAAGATTTAAAAGAATATAAAACAATACAATATAGTAATTTTGAATATGAAGATGAAAAATATATAGAAGATGGAAAGAAATTTATAGAGGACTTTAAAAAAAATAATCCTAATGCTGTAAATATTAGATTAACATATGAAGCAATTGATAACAACCCTCAAACAATTGATAACCCCTTAACTGACACCCCAGCTAAGTCAACTTTTATGTTAAATACTAAAAAACCCGAATATTATATTAGATTTGGGTATCTTTTAGACTATATTAAAAAAAATATTCTTCCAAGAGTAAAAGTTGGAGAGGATCATAATGCTAACCCCCCAATATTTAAAATAGATACTGATCCATGGAATAATTATATGTATTCTTTGCCTAACCAAATATCTTTAGATCCAAGAGTATGTATTGTTAGAAATTCTAATTTTATTTCAGGAAGAGGAACAGTTAAAGTATTTCATGAACTTTGGGTTTTTAAACCTGTAGATGGAAAAGATAGTAAGAGTAAAAATTACAATGTTGCTTATCCTATGAATATCTATTTAAATTTTAACTTTGTTCTAGAATCTTTACAATTAGATGATAGAGGAGATGTAAATTTATTTGAATTCATTTCCAATATATGTACCGGTTTAAACAAATCTTTAGGAGGTATAAATAACCTAGAACCAATAATTGATGAGAGTTCAAATACCCTTAAAATAATTGACACTACTCCCATCCCTGGACTTTCTGAGAATTCTTCTGCTTCATCATATATGCTTCAATTGTATGGATATGATAAAATAGGTAGTAACTATATTTCTAATTTTATCCGTAAAGTTGATTTAAAAACAGCCATAACCCCAGAATATGCTACAATGATTACAGTTGGAGCTACAGCAGGTGGTTATGTTAAAGGAACTGAAGCAACAGCATTTTCAAAATGGAATGTAGGCTTACGAGATAGATTTAAAGAAGATTTTACTCCCGGAAATATAGAATCAATAAAACCTGATAATGGAATTGATGAAGCTGAAAGTAATTATGTAAATAGATTCTTAAGCAGCGGATATGCTACTAGATATGGCTTCTCAGATTTACCCCCACATTCGTTTTCATTAGTAGATGATATAATAGAAGGTAATATATCTATTGTAACAGAATACTATAAATATTTACTTTCAAAAGAAAAATCAACCTCTGGAGGTACTATTGGATTTATTCCATTCAAATTAAGTATGACTATGGATGGTTTATCTGGTATAAAAATATATAACAAGTTAAATGTTAATACTGAATTTTTACCTAAAGCATATGGTAAAAATATGGATTTAATAATAACAGGGGTTTCACATAAATTATCTAATAATGATTGGGAAACTGATTTAGAAACAACTGTAATTCCAAAATCTGGTGAATTATCTATAGTATCAATCCCACCATCTTCAATTCAAGAATCTATAAATAATGTAGCAGCAGTTGCTTCTAGTAAAAGTCTAAGAGAAGTTCTTATCAATGCTGGATACCAGGCTAGTACTTTTGTATTTGAATTAGCATTAGCTATAGGGAGTAAAGAAGGATATACAAAAGGTTCTAAAAATAGACCTTCCCGAAATAATAATCCTGGGAATTTAACTGGTACTAACTATAAAGACATTGACCCCGGAGTAGTTTTAGAACCCGCTAACTCTAAAGGAGAAAGACGCTTTGCTAAATTTACTACCCCAGAATTAGGATCTAAAGCACTGGTAGAAAGAAAAATTAAAGGTTGGGCTAGAGGTAACTACCCGGGTACCATAGTTACCGGGGATAGTAAATCAAGTAATGAATATAGAAAACAATGGAATGTTCCTAATTCTCTTAAAGGGATAGCAGGTAAGAAAACACAACTCACTATAGAACAATTCTTTTATATATATGCACCCCCTAGTGAAAATAATACTGAAAAATATATAAATAGCGTTGTAGCATCTTTAAAGAAAAAATATTCTAATGTTACAAAGACTACCCGAATAATAGATTATATTAATAAATAAATATGTACTACCCAAAATCCCAAATAAAACCCAATTTATTTACTAATGGTGGAGAATATATCCTATCAACCACTCAAGAAAATTATAAAGGACCATACTACGAAATTTCTACAGGAGAAAAATATAGCGGAAACTCCCCAGGGGATGGACCTAATATTTTATTAAATAAAAATATAACCATTACTTCAACATTAAATAATTTTTCACCTTCCTCTATTTTACCACCCCCTTTAATAGTTTCTAATAGTACTATTGATGACCAATACATTCCTACCACCCCACCAAACGATCGTTCAATCCCCCAATATAACCCAACAATACCAACCCCTCAGGATCAACAACAAGGCCAATTTAATAGATATTTTTGTAAAAAAACAAATGAAAATAGATATTTAGAAATTGATTTTAATACATATAATAAGTTAATTTCACAAGATCCCAAAATAGCATGGGATTTGTATAATCCTACTCAAATAATTTGGTTAATTAAAGGTAATCAAGAGCAAGTATATAATTCAAATAAAGGATTTGTACAATCAATTGAGCAAAATTTATTATGGTACGGTTTTTCTCAATATTTTAAGAACGATTTTTCAAAATATTACTTGGGATCCTAAAATATAGTTTGTATCTTTAAAGCATGTATTGGCTTATAGAAGATATTAAACATATAGAAACAATTTGTCGTATTCGTCACCAAGAGGCTTACGTTGATGTAATTCCATGCTCACACAATCTTCATCCTATTGAAAATAGTGTGTGTGCTATTTATCTTAAACCAAAAAATGATCCAAAAGGATATATTATTCCGGTAAACCATAGTGAAACAATAAATTTTGAGTTAGAGGAGGTAGAAAAGGTATTAAACAGTATTGAAAAAATTTATGTAAGGGATAGAAAAGAATTTTTACATTATTTCCCTATAAAGCACTGTTACCAACCATCACCCTCCCCCCATACGTATATACCTCAATTAACACAAGCTCACACGCAGTTATACAATAGGTATCCGGAAATACAAAATCTAAACACAATTGTACCGATCGTAAAACACTATGAAGTATGTGAACAAAACTACGTTAATTTTAGTGGTTTAAACCAAAATCCTTTTTACAATAAGGCGGCATTGGTGTTTAATCAACTAGAGCGAGCGGGTATAAAAGTGGATCAAACCAAATTCGAGCAGTACTTCGATAAAGAGGTAAACGAGTTTATTTACACGCAATACAATTTAAATACATTAACCACAAGACCTTCAAATGCGTTTGGAGGAATTAATTTTTCATCTTTAGATAAAAACAATGGAGAAAGAGAGTGCTTTGTACCGCGCAATGATATTTTTGTTGAAATGGATATTTCTGCTTATCATCCTACCCTTCTTGCTAACTTATTGGATTACACTTTCGATAGCGACGATATTCATGGGAGTTTTGCTCAAATGTATGGAGTGGATTACGCCAAAGCAAAAGAAATCACCTTCAAACAAATCTATGGAGGTGTTTGGAAAGAATACCAAAACCTACCATTCTTTAGAAAAGTAATAGCATATACGGATGGTTTATGGGATGACTTCCAATATGGGGGATCCATTGAGTGCCCTATTTCAGGATATAAGTTCAAACAAAAAGAACTGGAAAACATGAATCCACAAAAACTTTTGAATTACGTGTTACAAAACTTGGAGACCGCAAATAATGTTTGTATATTGTATGAAATATTTAAAATATTACGGGGTAAAAATACAAAACTCGTATTATATGTGTACGATTCATTTTTGTTTGATGTAGATAAGAGCGAGAAAGATGTGCTAAAGGAAATAGCAAAAGTGATAAATGAAAAAAATCTACAATTTAAAGTAAAAACGGGCACTAATTATGCCAATATAAAATAAAAGTTATGTATAATACTCTTGAACAGCCTTCATATATGTATAATCAATATGATTACGATCAACTATTAGATTTTACATCCATGAATAATAGACTGTTTTGCACTTTTACTCCTCTTTTAGAGTTAGATACTCTGATTGAGAGTTTGGCTAACAAATATGTTATAATGTATGATAAAATGTTCGTACTGCATATTAAAAGCAATAACGAATATGTTGTAACATATAACGTGGATCAAGGAAATGTAAACGACATTCCCGAAAATACCATTTTGGTACACAGAAAAAAAGAATCAAATACCTTATATACAATAAACGCTTTAAACGAGTTAATCAAAAGATTAAACGGCGGAGTTGTTGATACTCACTTCCCGGTGAATTGGCAACATTATAAAAATTGTATATTACTTACCCAACATAATGAAATTAAGCAACTAAATACAAAGATTTTTAAAATCGTTGAATTATAGTTGGATTATTGAATAAAGGTTATTATATTAAAGTTGTAAACAAATAAATTAGTTATATTATGAATCTAGATGCAATCAAGAAAAAACTTGAGTCTATGCAGACACCTAAATCATCAGGTGGAAGCTCAACAAACACTTTCCCAAGATTTAAACCATCAATAGGAAAACAAACAGTTCGTGTTGTACCTTTTAAGTACAATAAAGAATTCCCATTCACAGAAATGAAATTCTATTACGGAATTGGTAGTAAAAAAGTAATTGCCTCTCCATTAAACTGGGGTGAGAAAGATCCAATTGCTGAATTCGCAAAACAATTGCGTGGTACAAACGACAAAGAAAACTGGCGTTTAGCTAAAAAATTAGATCCTAAAACACGTGTATTCGCTCCTGTAATCGTTAGAGGTGAGGAATCTGAGGGTGTTCAAATGTGGGAATTTGGTAAAGAAATTTACGAAGCATTCTTACAAATGGCAGCTGATGAAGAAGTAGGTGACTTCACAGACATCATGTCAGGTAGAGACATTAAATTAGTTACAGTTGGACCAGATGTTACAGGTACTGCTTATAACAAAACAACTATCCAACCATCAATGAAAATGTCTTCATTAACAGAAGATTCAACATTGTTAGAGAAATGGTTAGATGAGCAAACTAATCCAAAAGAATCTTACAAAATGTTACCTTTTGATGATATCAAAGCAGCATTGCAAGAATGGTTAGCTCCTGAAAATGATGAAGGATCGATTGAAGAATCTTTAAATTTCACTAAAGAAGAACCTAAAACAAACTATAGTCTATCAGCTAAACCTGCTGCTAAAAAATCAAAAGCTGATGCATTTGATGATTTATTTGAAGAAGATGATGATATGCCATTTTAATTTATATAAATTATGGCTAAGACAACAAGAAAATCACTAACTGAGGCGGCTAGTAAGGAACTGAAATCCGCCTTCAGTTTAGATAAATTTAAAGCGAATAAGGGTTTAGCATCTAATGTTAAATTCAAGGAGCAAAAATGGATTCCATTCTCTCCCGCTTTACAAGAAGCACTATCCATTCCTGGTATTCCTATGGGTCATAATTCAATGGTTCGAGGAAAATCAAACACTGGAAAATCTACTATGACCATTGAGGTAGCAGTTAATGCTCAAAAAATGGGAATATTACCTGTATTGATCGTTACAGAGATGAAACACGATTGGAATCACTGGAGAACTATGGGATTCGAAATGGAAGATGTAGTGGATGAGGAAACAGGTGAAATTATTGACCAAACTGGATTCTTTATTTATCGAGATAGAAGTTCATTAAACTCAATTGAGGACATTGCAGCATTCATCATCGATTTATTAACTGAACAGAAAAAAGGTAATTTACCATACGACTTGTTATTCATCTGGGATTCAGTTGGTTCAATCCCTTGCCAAATGTCAATTGAACAAGGTAAAAACAATCCAATGTGGAACGCAGGAGCTATCGCAACTCAATTCGGGAATTTTATTAATCAACAGATTGTAATGTCTCGTAAGGAAAGCTCAAAATACACGAATACTCTGTTTATTGTGAACAAAGTAGGTGTAGCACCTGCATTAACACCAATGTCACAACCTAGAATGACAAATAAAGGTGGAGATACGTTCTACTACGATGTTTCATTATGTTTAACATTTGGTAACGTTACAAACGCTGGTACTTCTAAAATTAACGCTGTTAAAGACAAGAAGAAAGTCGAATTCGCATTGCGTACCAAAATTGCTTGTGATAAAAATCACATCAATGGAATTACTACAATGGGTACAATCGTTTCTACAGTACACGGTTTCATTAAAGATGATCCGAATGCTATTAAGAAATATAAAGATGCTCATGTAAGCGAATGGGCTGACATTTTAGGACAAGGTACATATTCTGTACAAGAAGACAACAGTGAGTGGGACGAAAAAGCACCAACACCTGATTTATTTGAAAACGAAGATTAATATGAAAAAAGACCTCTTAAACCTTTTAAACAATATACAAGAACACGGGGAAGAAACCCCTACATCTGAACGCTACTTACTAATCGATGGACTTAACCTATTCTTCAGAAATTTTAGTGCTATAAACGCAGTAAATTCAAACGGAGTTCATATTGGAGGTTTAGGAGGCTTTTTTCGATCTTTGGGAGCTTTAATTCGCACCATTCAACCAACACAAGTTTATGTTGTGTTTGATGGTGTGGGTTCCTCAAATAATAGAAAAAACATTATTCCCGAATATAAATCAAATCGAAATATATCTCGAGTAACTAAACATGAATTGTTTGATAATTTGGAAGAAGAAGATGATTCTAAAGTAGATCAAATCGTTCGCATCATCCAATACTTAAAAACGTTGCCTGTTAAAACAGTCTCGTTACCTAGAGTAGAAGCAGATGATATTATCGCTTATTTAAGTGATATTTTACCTACAAAACCTGAAGACAGAGTATTCATAGTATCCAGTGATAAAGATTATTTACAATTGGTAAGCGAACAAGTAATAGTTTATCGCCCAATTGAAAGAGAATACTATACAACAGATACTGTAAAAGAAAAATTTAATGTAACACCACACAACTTCCTATTATATAAATTGTTAATGGGTGATAGTTCTGATGGAGTAACAGGTATTAAAGGATTAGGGGCTAAAGGATTATTTAAGAAATTCCCCGAAATAGCAACCCAAGATC